TTACCAACGCTTATCAGTCAGGCATCTATGCTTCTGTTAGAAATATGTGAAGCCTTGCGGGCGAATCTTCCAGCACTGACACAGGCGGCTATTGATATTGTGATGGCTCTGATCACAGGATTGGCAGAATCAGCCCCGCTTTTGCTTGAAGCGGCGGTTCAGCTTTTAATGTCAATCATTGAAGCTATACCCATTATCAGAGAACAGCTGCTTGCTGTCCTTCCTGAACTGATAACGACAATATGTAATTTTCTTGCCGAAAGCATACCGCTGATAGTGGATGCCGCTATTCAGCTTTTAATGGGTATCATTGAGGCCATACCCACTATCATTCAGGCGGTAGTTGACAATTTGCCCTTGATCATCACTTCACTTGTAGACGGACTGACCGGAGCCCTGCCGCAGATAGTTCAGGCAGCGATCACGCTGCTGATGGGTATTATTCAGGCAATCCCTGATATTGTCGTGGCTATAGCTGAAAATCTTCCGCAGATCATAACGGCGATAGCTTCCGGGCTGGCGCAGGCCATACCGCAGATTTTCACGGCGGCGAAGGATCTATTGTGGCAGCTTATACTTGCCGTGCCTGATATTGTCGTGGGAATCGGTCAGGCCATACCTGATATTATAGCCGGAATCGTCAACGGACTGATCGGCGGGATAGGTGCAGTCAAAGACGCAGCCCTTGAACTGGGTTCCGGGATCCTGAACGGCATCAAGTCATTTTTCGGGATCAACAGCCCTTCTACTGTGATGGCTGAACAGGGTGATTATTTAGTACAGGGCTTGATCAATGGTCTGGCAGAAATGCCCGATCAGATGATGCAGACGCTTGACACCGCCCTGAATAACCTGCTTGCATGGGGGCAGCAAATGCTTTCAGGCATACAGGACACTGTTCAGAATATGGTGAACAGTGCTGAACAGGTGATTTCACAGCTTCCGGGTAAAATCTGGACGCATTTAGTCAATGTCGTTACTAAAGTAATGACGTGGGGCCAGCAAATGTTGACAACTGCCACTACTGCCATACAGAACATGATTTCAAGTATCATTTCCCTGATTTCTGAACTTCCGGGGAAGGTATGGACACATTTAGTCAACGTGGTCACAAAAGTGACAACATGGGGGCAGCAGATGCTTTCAGCTGCTACCACGGCAATACAGAACATGATTTCTGCCATCATTTCCAAACTGGCAGAACTTCCCGGAAAGGTGACTTCTAAACTTGCAGAGGTCACGGCGGCAATGGTTCAGTGGGGTTCTGATATTGTTTCAAAAATGACGGACGTAGGCAAAAATATTGTTTCAGGAATCTGGAACGGTATTTCTTCCGGCTGGGATTGGCTAAAAGGAAAAGTTGCTGACCTTGCAAACAGCCTACTGGACAGCGCAAAAAGCGCACTGGGGATCAATTCCCCTTCTACAAAATTCAGGGATCAAGTGGGTAAATGGCTGATGCCCGGTGTGGCAGAAGGTGTTGAAAAGACGATGCCCAAAACCTTGAAGGATATGAAAGCGGAAGCCGGAAAGCTGGTAGCCGCTATGCAGGGAACGGTTGATGCCGCTATGGGCAATTATGCACTTGCTACAGCTAACGGCGCAAGCCTGAAAGCTGCTACAACAGGGGCTACTTTCGTACAGATCGACAACAGCCAGACACAGGAAAATAACTACCACGAAAAAGTTATATCACCGTCAGAAGTGGCGAAGAATCAGCGGGAAGCATTCAGGAACTTCCAGAAAGGTGTGAAGTAATGACTATAAACACATTAAAGATTGAATTGACGTGCAACGGCCGGACTCTGGTAATGGGCCCGAATGAGGACATAGACATCACCAAAGTGACCGGCCTTGAATCGTCTGAACTGGAAATTTCCACTTCTGACAATGCGCTGGTGGATGGCGTTTCGGTTGACGGCAAGAAAATCAGCAAGAGGCCCATCCACATTGAAGCGAAGTTTAAGAAAAACAAGAACAATCCTGAAAACCGGGCGGCGGTGATCAAGTTCTTCAATCCAAAGTATACCGGGAAAGCCCTGATCACAAACATGGGTATTTCCCGGAATATCAACTATGAACTGGAAGGGTGGACGTTTGCGGAGCAGCGGAACCTTGACACACGGCTGGGGATCATTGTGGATCTGATGTGTCCTGATCCCTATATGCTGAACGTGGACAATTTCGGAAAGAACATGGCCCACTATACGGCACAGTTTCATTTTCCGTGGCACAGTCTGGCAAGGCGGGCCACGAACAAAAATGACTATCCTGAACAGGCGCGGGGGCTTATGTTAGGCGGCACGATCACGGGCTACAGGACGCTTCACAAGGAAGTTGTGCTTGCAAATGACGGTGACGTGCCTACAGGCTTACAGATACAGTTTGTGGCGAAGCGTGGAACCGTAAAGAATCCAATGTGAGAACCGGCCAATATATGCGGGTATGTTGTGATATGGTGGCCGGTGACATTCTTCTGGTGGACACCAACGAACGCCATCAGGTCATTGAACTGAACGGCGTGAACTACTATAACCACATTGACCGTAAATCTGAACCGTTTGAACTGGAAGTTGGCGAAAATTACCTTGAATATGACGCTGACGAAAATTACACGAATCTGGACGTAAATATTTTTTACCGTCCTAAATATCTGGGGGTGTAACTGGTGCAATTTATTATACTTGACAAGGATTTTCAGACAATGGGATCCATAAAGGTATTCAATACCCTGATGTGGCACAGACGCTACTACAGCCCCGGCATATTTGAACTTCATCTTCCGGCTGAATATTTTGATCTGATAAATACCGGCCGTTATCTGTATAGGAATGACCGCACGGAATTAGGGGTTATCCGGGAAGTCAATTTTGCAAGGGGTGAGAAAAGCGAAAAAACAGCCTATTGTAAAGGGTTTTTTTCTGAACACTTGCTGAACAACGGCGTGATCTATCCTGTATTCAGCCGGACAGGAAAGCCGGATGCACTCTCCCACACCGTAGTTGACACATACCTGATCAATCCGGCTGACAATAAACGGAAAAATAAATGCTGACATACAGTTGGGGAATCTGGCTGGTCTGGGATCCTCTACTACCCTACAGAATACTGGGGATGAAGTGGGAACAAAGCTGTATGAAGTTTTGCAGACACAAGAAATGTCACAGCGGCTTGTATTTGATTATCTTAAAAATACCCTGACATATGAAGTCTGGCAGGGTAAAGACCGCACTGACAATCAGACAGAAAACAGCTGGGCGATCTTTTCAGATTCCTTCAGGAATATAAAAAACGCACAGTATCACCGTGATGAATCAGACTGTAAAAATGTGGCTTATGTGGCTGGTGAAGGTGAAGGGGCTGCCCGTATTGTGGTTGAGGTGGATGTCAGGTTAAGCCTGGATAAAGAAAGGCGTGAACTGTTTGTTGATGCCCGCGATCTTCAAAAAACTACGGAAAGCGTAACCTATACGGATGCACAGTACAGGGAAATGTTGCACCAGCGTGGGCTTGAAAAGCTGGCTGAATGTGCCGCCATTGAAAAGGTTGATTCCGGCGTGGATCCGGCTGCTAATCTCATATATGGCAAGAATTTTGATTTAGGGGATCTTTGTACATACCGTTATAGTGACGTGAACATAGAATGTTCAAAGCGTATCACGGAAATACAGGAAGTGATTGAAGGATCCAAACAAACGCTGAATGTCATTTTCGGAATTGACGATGCAAAGAATTTTAAACAAATTTTTAGAAAGGAAATGAGGTAAAATGTTTAGGTTTGGCTATTTTGATTCTGACATTATCGGGGTGGACGATGAAGGGATGCCCATATTTGACCGGGCTGAATTATCTGACCTGTTCGCCCTATTCTTTGCCAGTCTGGTGAGTGACGGCGTTCTGGCCCTTCCGAATACCTGTTTCAAGATCGTGGCAGCTGGAAACGGTCTGGATATTGAACGGATGCCGGGTTTTGGTATGGTCAAGGGGCATTTCTGCTATGATGACGAATCCGACTTTATGACACTGACCGCACCGCAGAAATATAACAGGATTGACCGTGTTATCATGCGCCTGAACCTTCTGGACAGGATGGTTGAAATTATCATAAAGCAGGGTGAGGAAGCGGAAAAACCGAAGCCCCCGGAACTGATCAGGCCGTCAGCTGGTGACTATTTTGAACTTTGTCTTGCTGAAATAACACTGGCGGCGAAGCAGACAGTGATCACACAATCCAGCATAAACGACACCAGAGCAAACAGCGCATTGTGCGGCTTTATCACACAGCTAATTGACCATCTTGATACAGCCGTGTTCTTTGACCAGCTGAACGCTTTTTATCAGGAATTTGTTGACAAGTCCAATGCCAGCTATGCCGAATTTGAACAGATGGCAAAAACGGCTTATGAGAAATTCAATGCTGACATTACCCTGTATATTTCCACGCTGAAAAAAGACAGTACGGACGCATACAACAATCTGATCAGCACAATGAACGCTTTTTATCAGGATCTTTCCGCACAGGGAAAGGCCCTGTATGACAAATACAGTGCAGAGATCGCCGCCTATGCCACACAACTACAGGAACAGGGGCAGAAGGACGTTCTGGCGATCATCCAACAGCTGACAGAGTTCAAGACGGTGAACGAAGCTGAATTTCTGGCATGGTTTGAACATATCAGGGGGCAGCTTGAAGAAGATCCGGCGGGGAAGCTACAGCTGGAACTTGATCAGGCAAATGCACAGATCGGGGATCTGGAAGCAATGCTTTTCACTGGAATGG